CAAGTCCCTTCTCCCGCACCAACTTTATTGCACCTTTTGAGGTGCTATTTTTTTTGCCTAAAAATGTTATAATAAATGAGATATAACAAAAAGCATATAAAATACCTTAATTAAAGCACTTTTATATATCAACGGCAAAAATTCGGCAAAAATAATTAACCAAAAATATTGGCAACTTTATCGGCTGCCTTTAGTCGCATATCATCTGAAAAATGAACGTATGTTTTTAATACCGTTGGTAGGCTATCACCTAATAGGGCGGATACTGTTTTTATATCTACGCCATTTGATAATAATTTAGTTGCGTATGTATGGCGTAGATCATGAATGGAGTTATTAGGTAAGAAACTTTTCATTATTTGTGATGCGCCCCAGCTGCTGCTAATTCTATTATTAAAAAGGCGGCCAGTTGAATATGTTCCTTTGTAATCTTTTAATATTCTTGCTAATACTGGCGGTATAGGTAATTGCCGATAGCTATTTTTTGATTTAAGCGGCTTTAACGCATATTTGTTGTAATCAATAGCGCCGAATTGCTGCACTACATTAATTGTATTACTATCTAAATCTACGTTATCCCAAGTAAGGCCGATAATTTCGCCATATCTCATGCCAGTATAGGCAGCAATAGAAAATATAACATAGTATTTATAGTTTCTATCCTTTACGGCGTTTAAAAATGTTTCTATTTCTATATCTGATAATGCCTTTATTTTAATAGGCTTATTATTTTTAAAACGCGGTATTACTTTTAATTCATTTATAAGAATTATTTTATATTGGTATACCGCATAGCTAAATAAACGCTGAATTATGCCCAAGGCAAGGTTTTTGGAAGACGTTGCGTATGTTGTATCATTTAATATGCGTTTCACTTGATACGGCGTAATATTCGCTAATTTTTCGCTATGTATAGGTTTAAATATATCAAACGTACGAACGTAAGCACGGTATGTATTAAATGCACGTGGCTTATTTTCTCTAATATAAATGTTAAAAAAATCAATAAGAGTTATATTTCTAAGACTATCATCGGTTGCGGTGATAGTCTTTTTTAGTTTATCAATGATCGTTTGCGCGTGGATTTTGGCCGCCTTCTGTGTTTCAAAACCTTGTTTAGATTTCTGGCGCCAGCGGTTGCCGTCCTTGTATGAAACGATACATTGATACCCTTTATCCTTTTTTCTTATGGTTATGTTGAACTGCATCGTCTAATTCCTTTAATGAATATTTGGCTATGTAATGCGCAGCAATGAATAAGGCCATTAATATGAGCATCAATATATACCGATGTTCTTGCCACGGAATAAGGCCTAACACCAAGCCAATAATTAAATAAAAAATACTTTGGTAACAAGCTACACTAATTGCATGTTTCTTTTCCATTTTGAACCCCTTTATTTAACAATATATGCGCGAATGTATCCGCATCATGTTCCAGTTTTTTGCGTAAATCGGCATCTATTTCCTTAAATAAATCATAATCATTATGAAGAAATATATGCCCTAATTGATGCGCAAGCGCCATGCGCTGCTGGCGCCTACTTAACCGGCTATTAATAACAATAGCCTTTTTAATCTCCGGTTTAATCATTATGCCGCTAACGCAAGCCGGCAATGGTTTATATATAACTTTAATATCTAATTTACTTGCTATGTGGCGCGGTTCGTTTGAGCCGTGCGAATTAATCAAATCTAAGACAAAAGAACACATATTGAACATGCTAACAATTCCCCTTGAATATATTAATCGTCTAATACCGCTTTTAATACTTTGGATATTTTAGCCTTTTGTGATGCAGTCAATTCGCGATCACCATAATAACAAATCAAGGCATTATCCGTAATTTTCTTTAAATCAATAGAATTTTCTTGCTTTTTGACTTTAGGCGCTCCCTCTACGCCGTCAGTAAAATAACCTATTGGAACACCGAAATATTCCGATAATATTTTAATATTTTTTAAACTAGGATTGCTTTCTCCTTTCTTCCAACGTGAAAATGCACTTTGCGGAATTTTGGTATCTTTTGAAATTTGATATGCTGATACGCCTGTTTTTCGCATTAATTCCTCGATTTTGTTGTATAGCATAATGTACCTCGCTAAATATAAACAGACTATTTAACATTTTTAAAAAGTGTTTACTAGACTACTTACTAAAACGGAAGTACAATATAGCCATAAGGTACTTATGAAATCGTAAGTGTCTTGAAGTTTTGATATAGCAAGTGTGGCGTCGAAAATCATCACTTGCTATATCGCAAGTATACCATTTTAGAAAGCGGGGTGTAAACCATAAAAACAGTAACAAAAAATGTTTTTAAACTCATGGATAGCAATGGTGTTACCGCTTATAAACTATCCAAAGAAACGGGAATTTCCGAAAGTGTTATTTCCCGTTGGCGTAGTGGTGAACAATCGCCAAGCCTTAGCAGCCTTGTAAAGGTCGCACATTTCTTTAATTGTGGTTTGTCGGAATTGATGAAAGGAAGCGAATTATGAAACTAACGTATACCGTAGAGGAAGTAGCCGAAGTATTAGGTGTTTCTAAATCGTCGGTATACAACTTAAAAAATAATGGCACTATACATGCTATTGAAAAACTACCCGGTTTGTTGTTTAGCGTTGAAGAAATTCACAGTTTGGTTATGGTGAATGACGAATACAATACATTCAATTACAGATTATTAAAAAAGAAGTGTGAAGCGCTAGAAACCGAAAATGCAAAACTAAAAAATAGTATAAAAAAAATCACCAGCGATGTACTGGCGATTACGGGGGAATTTGTCAATGACTAGCATTATGAAAATTGCGGGTTTTGTATTGTTGTTAGGTACGCCGGGATCATTAGAGATTGACGTATTAACATTTTATGAAGCAATGTTACAAGGCCTATTAGGCATTACGCTGCTATATAGTGGCATCTATATTGATAAATTAAAAAAGGCCCAATAGTAACGGCAATTACTAAAGGGCAGATGCGAAAAGTGAGTTATTAAAGCATCTTAACCGCATAATATCATATGTGCGTTAAGGTGGCAAGGTGTAAAAAATGGACTTTGACTGGCAATTAAATAAAAAACAAATAGCCGAAGTTTCGGCAATGTTCACAGAACTATGTGAAAAAATAGCAGATAAAGAAATTTCTATCGGTTTTAGCGTTATAAAAATCGATGAAAAAGGCGAAGAAACGCTTTTTACTTATGATGTATACGCAATATATGAAGGCAAAATAATTTATATAACTATGGGAGAACATCGTTCTTTAATGGGTTCAACTATAACGAATAATGACATAGCGGAAATTATTGCGTTCTTGAAAGGGAATAAATAAAAATGAGTAGCATTTATACATTAAACAAAGATTATGCGGAACTATCCGCAATGCTTGAAGCAGCCGAAACGCCGGAAGAAATCGAAGCAATCCAAAACACATTGGAAATGCTTGATTTATCCATTGAGGAAAAAATCGAAAACACGGCTAAATACATGGTTAATGTTGAAGCCGATATTCAAGGTATTAAGGCGGAAATTGATAGATTAAACAAGGTAAAAAAATCAAAAGAAAGCACTATTGAAACCTTGAAAAATAACATTGAATACTCAATGAAACAAAAGGGCATTGAAAAATTAGAGGTTGGCACGTTTAAAGCTGGCTATAGAAAATCCGAAAGTGTTGAAATTATCAACCTTGATGTAATTCCAGCGGACTTTACAAAAGTTGAAATTAAAGCCGATAAAACGGCAATTAAAAAAGCACTTAAAGCCGGCGAAGTAGTAGAGGGCGCAGAAATTAAAGTAAACCAAAATTTCTATATTAAGTAGGTGATCGCATGGCAGCAAAAACATTACAACAAAAATTAATTGAAATACAAGCAGAATTAAAGGCACCTAAAAGCCAGTTTAATAAGTTTGGCGGTTATAACTATAGAAATTGCGAAGATATTCTGGAAGCAGTTAAACCGCTATGCGCAAAACATGAAATTGTACCGTTATTAAGTGATGAAATCGTACTAATTGGCGAACGCTACTATGTCAAAGCAGTTGCAAAAGTAACGGACGGCAAGGACGAAATTATAACTACTGCATTTGCCCGTGAAAGCCTAGATAAAAAAGGTATGGACGAAAGTCAAATTACTGGCTCCGCTTCTTCCTACGCGCGAAAGTACGCGTTAAACGGCCTATTCTGTATTGATGATACAAAAGACGCGGATTTTATGGATAATTCACAAAACAAAAAGGCAGCACCAGCGCCAGCAACAAAGCCAAAAGAAAAACACGTTGCCGGATATGAAGAATTCTGTAAACTTGCCAAAGATAAAAACGTACCGCCGGCAGAAATCACAAAGTACATTGCTGGCACATTCAAAAAACCAAAACTTGCATTACTTGATGAATTCGAAATGATCGCGGCGCTTGATTGGTTAAAAAAGCGGACTACTGAAAACAAAGATTTTAAAGGGTTCGTGTTATATGACAATGAAGATGCAGCATTAGAACATGAAGATGCTGGAGACCGCATTTGATGAAATGGGTAACAAAAGGAATTGCGGTTGTTAAAACGTTAGGTTATAACATTCTAATTCCAGCGCCGAAAGATGAAGAAATCAATAAAATTGATGAAAATTCAGAATATACGGTAACGCTAACAAAGAAATCTAAAAAGCGTTCTTTAAACGCTAACGCGTACGCATGGGTTCTATGCGATAAGATAGCGCGTGAACTTTCAAAGAACGCATATATTTCAAAAAATGACGTGTATAAGCGTGTTTTGATTGAAAGCGGTACATTTACCTATCTACCAATTAAAAACGATGCCGTAGGCCGATTTATTGAAATTTGGCACGGCCACGGGTTAGGCTGGCACGCAGAAGATGCCGGCCCGGCTAAAACGGAAGGTTATACAATCGTTCGCGCCTATCATGGCAGCAGCGTTTACACGGTAGATGAAATGCGGCGTTTGATTGATGCGCTTGTTGATGAGTGCAGCCAATTAAACATACCGATTGAAGATAACGATTACATCAATTCACTTGTAAGGGAATGGGGCAATGAACAAACGAAAGAAACAGGATAATGTATTGTACGCCAGAACCAGAAAATGGGCGTACGAAAGAGATGAAGGCCTATGCGTTCTATGTGGTGCAATGGCAACCGAAGTACATCATATAGAGTTTAGATCGCACGGCGGATTATCAAATTTAAGTAATCTTGCTTGCCTATGTAGAGATTGCCATACAAAGGCACATGGCAGCGATGCAAAACAAATACGGGAGATTTTAAAAGAAAGGAACGCAAAAATACAATGGCAGAACGGCGAATGATGTCTAAGAAAATTATTGATACTGATAATTTCCTAGATATGCCACAAAGTACACAATGCTTATACTTTCATTTGCTGCTAAGGGCAGATGATGACGGCTTTATTCAATCGCCAAAGAGCATTATGCGTATAACGGGGTGTAAGGAAGATGATTTAAAACTACTCAACGCAAAAGGGTTTGTGATTGGTTTTGAAACTGGCGTTATTGTCATTAGACATTGGCGGATACATAACTATGTACAAAGTGATCGTTATTCAAAATCAGAGTTACCGGAAGCAAAATGCGTAGAACTAAAAAACAAGGTTTATGAAGTGGTAGGGCAACCGATAAACCCAGATAATACCTACATGGATACAAAATGTATACAAAATGGATACAATCTGGTTACACAGATAAGAATAGATAAGATAAGAGAAGAAGAGAATAGAATAGATACACTATGTCATGTTTCACATGACGATGTGGATAAATCTCACTATGAAATTATCGAATATCTTAATCTTAAAACCGGTTCAAAATTTAAACCTACAACTAAACCATATGTACAAGCAATTAGATCACGATTAAAAGAAGGCTATACCATTGACGACTTTAAAACCGTGATTGATAAAAAATGCCGTGAGTGGAAAGGTACAAAACTAGAAAAGTACTTAACGCCTAAAACATTATTCGCGCCTAGCCACTTTGATACATATCTCAATTCAAATGAAATGGCAACCATGAGTGATACGGAACGAAAGGTTGCAGAACTAAACGCATTGATTGATGCGGTAGAAGGGGGAACAGATGAAGCCGGAAACATTGAAAGCTACGGGCCAATTATTGATTTATGAAAAATTCGATAGTGCAAAAGTTAAAATGTACGCCTACATGCTGGAAGATATTAACCCGGTAACATTGGCGGAAGCTATCAAACAATGTATCAATACATGCGAATTCGTTCCAGCCGTTGCGACTATCAGAAAGAAAGCGGCAGAAATTTCCGGATATGTAAACGGCAAGGAAGAACGATTGATTGCGCAAGATGCATGGGAAGTAGTCAGAAAAAAGGCAAGCCAAGTAGGATATGAAAAAGGCCTTGATGAGTTGGAAGGTATAACAAGGCTTGCAGCTAAAACTGTATGGCGTTTCTTTGACCCAAGGAATTGCCAAAGCTACAACGAAAGCGCAGCAATTAGCCAATTTTGTAAGGCTTATGAGCAGCTGGCAGCACGTGAACAAAAGAACATGGAAATAGCGGCAAGCATCAAAAGTAATGGCCTATTAATGGAAGCGCGTAAACGTGCAGAACTTAATATGCCACGAAATACAGAAATTAAGATGCTAGATAACGGCCATTTGGTTGAGGTTGAAAAGCATGAACCGGTAGACCTTAAAAGCATGGTTAAAGATGCCGATATTTCGGACGAAAGCAAAAAGTTAATACTGGGGGTGCTGGAATGAACAAAAAATATAATTTATTCCCGAAATTAATCGAATGTAGGGAATTGTTAGGGTATACACAATCAGATATGGCGGATATTGCCGGTGTATCACCGGAAACATACAAGAAGCACGAACGCGGACTATTTGATTTTAGATTAACGGAAATGCTTGCCATTCAAGAAAATGTTAATGATGAATTACAAACAAATCTAACACTAGATGAATTGTTTAGAATGGGAAAAATCGTTTAAATGCGTTGTATGGAATTTTTAAGCCGTCAACGATAAATCATAAGGGCGGAATACTAGACGGGGCAAAATGAACGAATTTGCCCTATAGAATTAGAAAATAGAAAGGGAATTATATTATGAATAGTGTTCAATTATTGGGAAATCTTGCACGTGATCCGGAAGTACGTTATACACAAACAGGCCGAGCGGTTGCAACGTTCACAGTAGCGGCCAGCAATACATATATTGATAGCGCTACAAATGAAACGAAAGAACAAACGGCGTTTGTTAATTGCGTTGCATGGGGCAAGCTGGGCGAAGCAGTAGGCAACTATAGAAAAGGAAACCGCTTATTTGTAGAGGGCCGGATTCAAACAAGAAGCTATGAAACGCAAGACGGGCAAAAGAAATATGTAACGGAAGTTATTGCAAGTTTCGTAGGTGTATCCGCTTTAAATGATGCGGAAGCTGGCAGTAATTTTGATAATTTTGCAGATGATAAGGGGAACGATGAAAATATTCCGTTCTAACAGGTGGAAACAATGCTAGTAAAAAATGAAAATGAATGGTGCTGGTGTTTGTGTGAGCATGTAGGGTATCCACAGAAAAGCATTGAAGATGCAGTGAAAGATTTTGCCGAAACATATCCGGCGGAAGAAGTCCCAATGATTAGAGTCGGAAACCCTTATTATTATGTTCCTACTGTTGATGCGGAGCGTGTTATCAATGACATTATCGATTATGATCTTGATGATGAAATAGCAGAATATTCGGAAGATTATTTGTTACATGTAGAACTGAAACAAATTGACGTTTTACAAGAAAAATTAACGAAGGCGTTTCGTGAATGGGAAGAACAAAACGGATATAAAAATACATCGTTTGTTATTCTTGAAACTATTAACCCTTTTAAAAACAAGGAATAAAGAAATGAAATCACCATGTAAGGGTTGTGAGTATAGGGTGATAGGCTGCCATAGTACATGCGCGGCCTACATCAAATACAGTAGCAACAGAAAAAAAGAAATAGAAAGCCGTGATATCTGGGGCGATGTGTTTGGGTATGTAAAAGATAGTAATAACCGCATCAAGCGGCGTATAGGTAAATATTAGGAAGGGAAACATGAAATTTATAGATTTTTTCAGCGGTATAGGCGGATTTCATACTGGTTTAGAAAAAGCTGGCATGAAGTGTATAGGCTGGTGCGAATTTGATAAGTTTGCGCAAGCATCATACCGGGCAATATACGATACAGATAATTTGTGGTTTGGTGATGATGTAACAAAGGTTAAGGGAAAAAATTTACCAAAGGCGGATTTATGGACGTTTGGATTTCCTTGTCAAGATGTGAGCATCGCCGGTAAACAAAAAGGAATTAAAGAAGGTACTAGAAGCGGTCTTTTTTATGAGATTATGAGGTTAATTGATGAGTGCGAAGAAAATAAACCCAAATGGCTTGTGTGTGAAAACGTTAAGAATTTGCTATCTATCGACGGGGGGCGGGTTCCTCACCGTTATTAGTGAAATGGCCGAAAGAGGGTACAGTATCGAATGGAAAGTGTACAATTCCAAAGATTATGGAGTACCACAAAATAGAGAACGAGTGTACGTTGTTGGATATATTGGAGAACGATATACCAGAGGACTTTTACCTACCAAAAGAGAAAGTACAACGGTTATTAAGCAAGTCGGTAATCTTAGGGAAACCAGCAGCTTTGGCGGAAATCCTCAAACAGGGCGTGTATATTCTACGAGGGGAATAGCACCAACCATAAATACATGTGGTGGCGGTGATCGTGAGCCGAAAATTTTAAACGCTATACCTTGCTTGACACCAGATAGAGAGGAAAAACGACAAAATGGGCGACGATTGAAAGAGGACGGCGAGCCAGCTTTTACATTGACAAATCAAGACCGACACGGCGTGCTAATAAACAAAGAAAATAAAAACGGCTGCCAAGAAATTTCTATCAGAAAATTAACGCCTAAAGAGTGTTGGCGATTGCAAGGGTTTTCCGATGCACAATATGAGAAAGTGGCAGCGGTAAATAGTAATAGCCAATTATATAAGCAAGCTGGCAATGCGGTTACTGTAAACGTTGTAGAATAAATAGGCCGTCATATTATGAGTGTAGCAAATGAAGATATGGGAATTAATAAATGAGTGTAAAGGTAGATATGGGAAACGGTAGAGTTTTTACATGTGAGCAACTAGCCAGCGCATTAACGCTGGTTATTGAAAACATGATTTTAAAACCAAAGGTAACGCAAGATAGATTTTTAATTACGCTTGAATACAAATACCATAAGGACGGCAAAACGAAACGATTGCGGCAAGCACTTTCTAAAATGGTAATGGAAGCATTTAATGGAACGGTTGAAGCGTACATTTACAACGTACGGCAGCAACTGAAAGAGATTATTATAAAAGGGGAATTATACGATGAAGAATGAGCAAAAATGGTTATTGCAAGAAATGTATAACGAAGGTTATCGAGATATTAAGATTGAGGGCGTTTATGCGTTTTTCGTAAATCCTACATTTATTGAAAACGGCGGGAATTTTAAGATACGCGATCATACCCCAAGAATTCCATGCAAGGTGCTGGGGTTAAATCCTAATATCCGTAAATATTCTATTGCATCATTGCTGGGTATCGTGGAATGGGAAAAGGTACCAGTTGATACGCCGATTGTTGTAGAAACCATATGCGGAACATTTAAGCAGTATTTTGCTAAATATGACGGTAAAAAAGTTTGGTATTTTGGCGGTGGAAGAACGAGTTGGAGTGCTGGCTTATTGGGAATAATTATAGATGTAAACCCGTGTCAAGTGAGGTTAGTAGAAAATGAGCGTAATTGATATTACATTAAAAGGGCGCCCAGCGACTAAAAAGAATAGCGGACGTATTATATCCAGAAACGGAAAGCCTATTATAATACCGTCGGAAGCCTACAAAAATTATGAAGATGCTTGTATGTGGCAATTAGCTGGGAAGAAATTGCATATATCTGGCATCATCGTTGTTGAATGTAAATACTATCTACCGAATAAAAGAAGTTGGCCGGATTTAATCGGGTTACTACAGGCAACTAGCGATATATTAACAAAAGCGAAAGTTATCGACGATGATAAATGGATATGTTCATATGGTGATAGCTGCATCGCTGGTATTGATAAAGAAAACCCGCGGGCAGAAATACGAATTATGGATAGAAAAAATAAAGTATTGGAAGCGTTATTGAAATGAGGGGCAACAAATGGAACTACTAAACAGGATTAAACGCATGTTTGGATTTAAACGCTATAATGCGGACGTAATCAAAATTAAGCGATGCATGCCGGGCGTATTGTTGCCAAAAGTTGGCAGCGTAGATGCTGCTGGCATGGATTTTTATCAGCCGGAAAGCGTAGTTATAGAACCGCATCAAACGCAATATGCAACACTAGGTTTAGCGGTAGAAATTCCAAAGGGGTATATGTTGATGCTAGCGCCACGATCTAGCATGAGCAAAACGCCGTTAATTATTCCGAACTCATTCGGGGTAATTGATGCGGACTATAGGGGCGAAATTAAAGCAATTATACACAATACCAGCGATACGCCGTATTTAATTCAAAAGGGCGATAGATTAGTACAGGGAATTATGGTACCAGTTGGCGCATTAAAGTTATTAGAGGTTGCACAATTAACCGAAACGGCGCGCGGTACTGGTGGTATTGGTAGCACAGGAAAATAACCATGATTAAATTATTGTTTGATGCTGCATTGATGTTTTCGCTAGTGATAGCATTAATAAAATTAGTATCAGTATTTACGATGTAGTGGATAAGGGGTAATATAAACGCCCCTTTGATACGAATAGGCGAAAGGGGAAATGTGTAATGCCTATTGTCAACCCGATGTATCTGTACTTGATTGAGGTACTACATAATATTGACGTAATTAATCAAGGATTGTTTATTATACTAACGGTTGTAATATGTGGATTTTGCGCTATATGGCTTGCAGATGATGAAGTAAGGGAACTATCTAAGCCGCATAAAGGAAAAGTTATTGCGTTATGCATTGCGTTTGTAATTAGCGCATTAATAGCGGTTTTAGTACCTACAAAAGATGCAATGTATAAAATGCTGCTGGCGCATTATGTAACAACTGATAATATCCAACTTGTAAACGATGCTATCAAAGTTAATTTACAGGACTATTTAAACATGCTAGGGGAAACGGTTAAGAATTTACGATAATGAACCATGCGGGGGAATAAATGACGGATAAAGAATATAGAGAAATCGGCAAGGAATTCCTAGAACCGATTAAATTAATATCAATGAAAATTAAATCATTGAAGGAAGATCTAAAGCATTTGCAATCCGATATAACAACGATTGGGGCCGTTGATTATAGCAAGGAACGGTTAAGCGGTGGCGGAACGCCGGGCGGGTTAGACCGTCAAATAGTACGCATTGAAAGTAAACGCGATGCGGTGCATAAAGAAATAGGCGCATTAATTGATGAACGCGAAACGGCGGCGGAAATCATCAATCAATGCACCACAGGGAAAACCAATATATTATTAATGCGTGAGTATATCGACGGTGAAAGCGCGAAATATGCTAAGAGTTTCACCAATTTAGGAAAAACGCAAGCCAGCGAATTAAAAAGGTTAGGCCTTATTAATGTAGGTAAATTTTTACATGAAACGTATTACCCTAGCATGTATACTGCTAAGACGGTAAAAAGTCGAACTATACCGAACTACATCGGAATAGTACGGAAAAACCATATATAGTATAATTATATTGTCAAATGATGCTTAAAAGGTCATTGGCGTAATTCTCCTATATATACGATGCACATGGGGAACTTTGGGCCGTTCCCCTATTGTGTATTGTAAACCGATACCGATAAAATAGAATTCCTTTCAAACAAACACAATGCCATTGATAACAATCCTATCAAATATAAATATGTACTACCAAGCACAACAACAATAAGCATAATAAACCTAATTTCATGTGATCCATATCGGTATTGGTTTAGAGTACACATATAAGCATTGAAAACTGGGGCCGTTCGGTTTCCTAGGAACTAGGCCACAGGCCTACGCCGTGGCGAGTGCGGCGGTATGGCTCCGGTTTTGAGTGTTTAATACAACAAAAATGAATAAAGCTATCAGAATATGAGGTATATCCACGGCGATATATCTCATTTTTTGCATAAAAGGAACATTTAATTATTGAAAACTGAACATAATGCACATGTTTTTATTTTAAGAGATATCACCTTTCATAGTTTCCAGTGATCTTTTAGTGCGGGCATGTTCGGTTTTGAGTAATTAAAAAAGCCGCCCTGTGTAGGCGGCCTTTATTTTTAATATAAGCTAGTTAGGCTTCGACTTCTTTTAATAATTTGCTGATTACATAACTTTCAAAATCATCTGTGAATTGGTCGGTGATTTCTTTCCATGCTTTAAGTTGTTTTACATACGCTTCTTTTGTTACGTTACCGTTTTTGAAATTCCATTCTAAATCGCTGATTTTTGCATACATTTTATTTTCTCCTTTTTAAATAATTGCGTTTTCTGATGTATCTTATGGCTTAATTATACTTGCGTTTTCGCAAGTAGTCAATAGGGAAATTAAAAATATTTCAAAAAGTTTTGTGAAGGTGGTGAAAAGCTAGTGAATATCATATGTACAAAATCAAAATGTCTTAACAATAAAGGCGACAAATGTACGGCCAATGAAATATATTATGACGGATTATGTCAAACATATTGCACTAGCCAACACGCAGCCAAACAAGTTGCCGGAATATGCCAACGATCACATGGCAGAATGAAAAGCAAAGATAACAACATACTACGATAGGGGGTGAAACAATGGCGAAAACTAAATATAAGGACTGGGAAGCAGAAGAAAAGATTTTACTGTTACAAGGCTGGGCGCGTAATGGTTTAACAAATGAACAGATTGCCAGCAATATGAGTATTGGCATAACTACCCTCTGGGAATGGCGCAAGAAATCACCGAAAATAGCGAACGCCCTAAAAATAGGGAAAGACGAAGCAGACATACAAGTTGAAAATGCACTCTATAAAGCAGCACTTAAAGGAAATACAACGGCTATGATTTTCTGGCTTAAAAATCGACGTTCTAAAGAATGGCGCGATAAGATACAACAGGAAATCACAACCGAAAGCGCCGTTAAGTTGGTTATTGATAATAACGAATTGAGTGAGCCAGATGAGTAAAACAAATCTGTTTCGCGATGTGATACGGCCAACGCCTAAGCAAAAGGAATTTTTGAGGGCGGTTAAGCAAAACATATATACACTATATGGCGGCGCTGCTGGTGGTGGTAAATCGTATATACTCCGCTGGGGTTTGGTATGGCTTTTAATTGATTGGTATATCAAAACAGGAATTAAAGGCGTACGCGTTGGGTTATTCTGTGAAGATTATCCAAGTTTAGATGATCGTCAAATATCCAAAATAAAAATGGAGTTTCCAGAATGGTTAGGAACCTATAAGGAAAGCAATCATGAATTCACATTAAATGATGAATTAGGCGGCGGCGTTATCTGTTTTAGAAATCTGGATAAGCCAAGCAAATACCTTTCAAGTGAATTCGCTGCAATAGCAATAGACGAATTAACCTTGAATAGTCGCGATGTGTTCGACTTTTTGCGTATGCGTTTACGCTGGACTGGTATCACGGATACAAAGTTAATAGCTGCAACAAATCCGGGCGGTAAAGGCCATATGTGGGTAAAGGATTTATTTATTGATAGAAATTTCACAAAAGAAATGCAGCCGTTCGCCGATAAGATTGCATATATCCAAGCAAGGGCAAGCGATAACCCGCATCTATCACAGTCTTATATAGATGCACTTAACACGTTACCGGAAAAACTACGTAAGGCGTATTTAGACGGCGACTGGAACATATTCGAAGGTCAAGTATTTACAGAATTCCGCAACGATAAGCATGTAATAGAACCATTTGAAATACCGCATCATTGGCAACGGTATCGTTCGATGGACTGGGGTTATACGAAACCATATGCAGTATATTCCGCTGCCGTTGATTATGACGATGTTTTATATATTACTGGTGAGTTTTACGGTTGCAAGCCGGGCATGCCGGATACTGGTACACAGGAAACGGCGCGGGAAGTAGCACAAAAGATAGAACATTTAAAAGACTATCAAGGAGTAGCAGACCCCGCAATATGGCAACGAACAGGCCATGACGGGCCAACGATTGCGGAAATATTCGCAACTGAGGGCGTGTACTGGGTGCGTGCTGATAATGATAGATTGGCCGGACTTATGCAAGTACATCAACGATTAAAAGAAGGTAAGTTGAAGATATTTAGTAATTGCGTACACTTAATACGTACATTGCCAGCTTTAACATACGACAAAATAAAAGTCGAAGATGTAGATACAAAACAAGAAGATCATGCGTATGATGCGGTGCGTTATATGTGTATGGCTAGACCGGTTAAATCAGTTAAACCAGATAAGCCATTTAATGACGGTTATAAATATGTTGATGATAGCGAAGGAGATATAAGCGCATGGGGCGTATGAGTGAAAGGGCGTTGCGTGATTACGCCTTTAAGGTTCTAAAATCGGAATACGGCGAACGCGAAGAAAAAGGCGTTATTATTCCGGCGAAGTATACAGATGCACAACTAGCGGAATTCGCAAAAGCAATGCCGCAATGGCAATTAGAACAAATGTACGATATGATTTATGGTTCTGAAATGGTGGAGTAATGGATATAGAACAAACAACCTTTGATATATACGAAGCAAAACAGAATGTAAAAAATGCATTGGCCGCCACGTCAGAATGGCGCAAGGCTGCTGCCGAAGATTTTGCATTTATGCAAGGTAAGCAATGGCAAGACGGCGACTTGAAGAACATGCGTGAAGCTGGACGGCCAGCAATTACGATTAATAGAATTAGACCGGTTATTAATCTGTTATGCGGCTATGCATCACAAAACGAAACTGAACCGGACTTTTTACCACGTTCCGAAGAAGATGATAGAATAAGCCGCGTTGCGAAAGGTATTACAAAATACTGTTTAGACCGTGCGAACTATCAACGTAATAAGGGCAAATGTTTCCGCGATAAGATTATTTGCGGTTTAGCCAATTACTGGGTATCGTATGAATTTGACTATACGAAGTTAGACGGCACTATTCAAATTGAACGTGTTTCTCCGTTCGATGCTTTCATAGATCCGGAATGTAAAAAGGACGATTTAAGCGACGCGCAATATGTTGGCCGTTATAGCTGGGAAAGCGCTGCTAAGTTAAAGCAGATTTATCCGGAAAAGGTTGACGAAATCAACGCATTAAAAAGCAGATATGATGAAACCGAACAGGAAGCCGGCGTTATTGAAACAGTAGACGGCGAAGCGTTATGGTTTAACACTAACTATAATAAAATCCGTGTAGTGCAGTACTGGTATAAAGAATACGGCAAGAAAAACGTATACATGACAAAAGAGGGTTTAATTGATGAAGCTAACCCGTTATTCGTTGTATTAATGGCTACTGGTAAGAAACCTACAAGTATTCCAGATACTAAAATCAGATACGCAACGTTCGCCGATAGTGTTCTATTGGAAGAGGGCGAAAGTCCTTATAAGCATGGTAAATTTCCGTTAGTACGTGAATATTGTTACTATACCGGCGAATTGGTAGATGATGAACTGGAACCAGCTGGCGTAGTGCGTGATATTAAAGATGCACAAAGGGAATTAAACAAAAACCGAAGCCAACGCATGCACGTTGTAAATCAACAATCATTAGGCGTGAAATTCTGGCAAGGTCAACTAACCGAACAGAATAAGCGCGATATTAAAAATAATAGCACTAAACCGGGCGCGAATATCTGGTTACCGCCGGGCGTATCATTTGTAGACGGCACGCCGGCAATGGATAGCAATATTAATATGGCCCTTGAACAACAATCAAGCAATGATTTCTATTCTATCAGCGGTATCACTCCGGAAAGCCTATCCGGTAGCGTTGGCAGTATGAGCGGCAAGGCAATCGACTTGCGCCAATCTGTAACAACTGTTCAAACGGCTGGTATCTTTGAACAGTCAAAAGAAGCAGAACGCCAAATTGTTAAATTATTATGGGGTGAGAAAAACGCACCGGGTTTAATTCCACAATTCTACAACGAAGCCAAAGCGATGCGCATTATGGGCGATGACGGTCAAAAGGAATTTGTACAGATTGCACCGGGTTTAAATCAACCTATGCAAGAACAAGTTTTAACCAATGCATTTGGGCAACCGCAGCGTGATGCGGAAGGTAATCCTATTAAGCAAGTACTATATGATCTATCCGCCTTTGATTTTGATATTGTAATCAGCACCAGCCAAGCAAGCGCGACGGCAAGACGTGCTAACCTATACCAATTATTGGAAGCTAAGAAATCCGGCGTTGATATTCCTATGGATATTATCCTTGATTTTATGGATTTCCCAGAAAAAGAAACGGTTAAGAAACGTATGCAAGAAGCGGCAGAAAAACCAGCATTACCAGAATTGCGTGTTAGTGGTTCGCTTGATGATATGCCAGCGGAAGCATTGAGTATGTATTTACAAACATTAGGCGTACAGATTTCACCGCAACAAATCATGGCGGAACGATTAGCCTTGAAAGGTAAACAATCAAACATTCCAAATGCACCACAAATTATGCCGCCTATGAACGATTTAGGCACTATGTAATATAAACTATCAACACAATAATAAACGCTCCGTAATGGGGCGTTTTTATACATTTCGCCCTAAGTAACGGCGTTAAAAGGCTTGCTTATACATTATCGCCCGGCAACGGCGTTAAACTGCCATATTTCTTTATTCGTCCGGCAATGACGTTAAAAGGCTAAGGAGTATTAGATATGGAAAAAGATTTAGTTAATATCGAAGATGCTGGTTTCACTCCGGAAGATTTAGAAAACGCGGGCGTGAACGTTGATGATCATACCGAAGAAACGGATACACCAGAAGCAACACCAGATGAACCCTCTACAGATGATGCGGCGGAAAGTGATGCGAATGATGCGGAAGTAGATGCAGCGGCGCCGAACACTAATGAAGAAGAACCGGAACACGAAGAAAACCATACAAACGATAACAATCTAAAGGCGGCACTTGCACAGGAACGCGCAAGACGTAAAGCGGCTGAGGAACGCGCAAGACAATTTGAAGCGCAACAAAGACCAATTACATTGCCAGATAGTGAAGTATCTGATATCCGCGACTTTGTACGCCGTGAAGCATTGAAACGCTTTAATTTAACGGCGGAAGATTTAGAAAGTCTTATGTTTGAAGATGTAAACAAATACAACGATTTCATTCGTTTTGAAGCTAACGCAGAATACACGATCACTAATCAACAGTTAGCAGTACACCAACAAAGACAAACAAATCTAAATTTCGTAAATGAAATTAAATCATTACCAAATTTCGGGGAACTATATCAACGCGGATTAGAAAAGCTAAACGGCATGACAATGCGCGATGCACAACCAATAAACGATGCGTTCTACCGTGTAGATATTGGAGAAGGTACCGATGCCGATTTTGAAACAATTAGGAAGTTTGTGAATGAACTGCAAAATGAACGGGCAACGAATACCGACGTTACAAACAACCCGTTACAGGTGGCCGCAACGTTGCCAAAAGCTGGCGCGTTAAACGGTGGCGTTCCTACACCTAACAAGGTAAGCGAAGAAGATATTTTGAAAGCGTATCAAACGGGCAACCTTGATGCATTGCCGGACGATGTACGCAAATATTTTGACGAATTATAAGAGGTAAAATATGGCAGACCAAAGAAACCAAGTTAATATCCCAGCGAATTTAGTACCTAAAGTATGGGCTAAAAAAGTATGGCACGAAGGCGTTAAAGATAGTTATTTTGATAAATTCACCGCAATGGACGGTTCCAACGTAGTACACCAAAACAAAGACTTAACAAATGTTAAAGGTGATAGCGTAGTATTCGGCTTGATGATGAATTTAAACGGGCCGGGCGTTGAAGGTAATCAAAAATTATCTGGCGCCGAAGATACATTGAACATTTACGATTTTACAGTACAAACTAAATTAATTCGTAATGCGGTATCCCGTTTTGAAGCGGACGACCAAAAAACACAATATGATATGTTGAAAGAAATTAAAGGTGCATTGAAACAATGGCTTGCTGATTGGCTGGATAACAAATTGATGAGCGAATTATGTTCAATGCCTTCCTCTTCTAAAGAATCGGTAGCTGCAAGTGCTGCCGGTACATATTCCAGCATTACGGCAAATGATAAATTGACAACAACTATTATTTCCCGTGCTAAACGTAAAGCAATGATGCATGCACCAAAAGTGCAACCGATTAAAGTTGACGGCATGGATAAATATATTATGCTTGTTCATCCATGGGCGGCACGTGATTTAAAAGATGATCCAAAATGGTTGGCAGCACAACAAAACGCAAATGTACGCGGTTCTAAAAACCCTATCTTTACAGGCGCATTAGGCGAATACGACGGCGTTATTCTTTACGAATATGAACGCGTATTATGCGATAATACTGGCGCATCTAGTGCGAATGTATGCCATAACTTATTATTGGGTAAACAAGCGGCATGTTTCGCAGTAGCAAGACCAGCTAAACACATTGAACAAACAGACGACTACGGCAACATTGCTGGTAATGGTATCGCGTTCTATGGCGAAGTTAAAAAAACAAAATTCAATAATAAAGACTACGGCTCTATTCAAGTATTAACTGGTGGCGTTGTAGAAAACTAATTTTTGAATTATGGGCGGGGTAATACCCGCCTTTATTCTTATATGGGGTGAATATGAACGTAAAACAAGTTATCAATAGGGCGTTCATGCAAATAGGCGATACACCACAGGAACAATATACTCCGTACCATTTGTTAGAGTATTACAACGAAGGCAATCACTTATTAAATGCCCTTATCGGTCAGTACTGCCCTAGTTTGGCACAGGCAACGCACGAAGATAATGGCACCGGACGGATTACGCTGCCCGGTCAATGTATCAGCGTGTTAAATGTCAAAGCCGATGATGCGGACGTGCAGACCTATCATGTATTGAATTTACAAACGATAGTATTTGATGCAGATCATGAGCAGAAAATAACCGTTGATTATATAATGACGGCCGGATATAAGAAGCCGGAAGATGAAAGCGGACTACCGGCAGAATTAGAAACGTTATTAGTTGATTACATCGTATATAGGGTTATGAACCTTGATATTTCCGGCGTAACGGCGAATATGGTTAATGCGTTGCAATCCATTAATGACGGTTTAGGCAATAATGAAAGCGTAATAGCGGAAGGGTACTGGAATTATGGTAGTAAGCGAATTGATTACGCTGGTTAATGTAGAGTCTAACGAAATATTAGATGAACAGTTGGAATATATCCAATACATTAACGCAGCTATTGACTGGCTAACTACTATTCTAGTTAGCATTAAAGACCGCGAAGTAGTTAAGAATACAGATATACCGAATTTGAAAGCGGTTCCGTCCGATTTCATGGGGTTCGTTCCTAAGAGTGGTTATCCTATCCGCATCATTAATGGAACATTTGAAACCTATGACGGGGAAACGGTCAATCAAGTGTTTTATAGTGTACGAAAAAATCACGTTGACGAAATGGACGATACTATTCCGTTTTCTGAATTCTTTCATCAGTATTTAGTGCAGCTTATATCTTTCATGGTTAAAAAGAAGTCGCTTATGACGGATTATGCTGCCTATGATAAACAATTCATTGACTACATAACGGAACAGATTAAGGCGGCAAGAGGTATAGCATAATGGGCGTTAAACAGGTGGCAACTACAAACGGGTTCCGGCTGGGCCTTGATTGGAGCAACCCGCCGGAAAATATCGACGTGCAAGCGCTAACACAGGCGCAACAATGCGAATTCGATAGAACAGATAATGCACTCCGTACCGTTCCGGGTATTCGTATATTGTATGATTTTGGACTACCAGTAGAAACGCTATATCATGATGTGTACCGTAATAAATGGTATTTTTCTAGTGGCCGTAATTTATATGAAACTGATTTCAGCGGTAATACATTATTAGGCACATTAAATGGTACCGAACGGCCGAAATATCATGCATTTGGTGGTGATATTCTTATTGCTAGCGGCGATAAATTGCAAGCCATTTCCGGTAGTGGTAAATTATCCACTATTGAAAGTCCGGTATGTGATATAGTATCAAGTCATTCCGGGCGTGTACTGATTGCATCGACTCATTCGCATCGGTTGAATTGGTCAGCAGTTGGCGATTACAACGCATGGACTCACAATTCAAATGATGCATCTAGTGCGCAATATGTAGACGTTGGCTATAAAGACCAAGGCAGCATCATTGCGATTGATTTCTTATCTAGGGCCATAATCGTATACAAAGAATACGGGCGCGTGTATCAAGTAATTGGCACGCCAGATGCACAGAATTTAACTGTATATCCGTTATCTTCTACCGGTTATTGTAGCGGTGCAACTGTGAGCGTTGATGATCGTAGCTATTATTTAGGCAATCAAGGGTTCATGTCTTTCATGCCTACAAATACCTATGCAGAAATACAACCGTTTGAAACTGGATTAAATATCAACTCTTATCTATTGAAGTACATTACAAAAGATTGCGAAGTATGGCACATATCCAGCCGTAAGCAAATCTGGATTAAACCATATAATGGCGAAACGGTATTTATATATCACTACTTGCCACGCTATGAGGACGGGCGCGGAGTTTTCACATCAAGAAAATTCACGCATGGCATCAATGCGGCGGTGAATGTAGACAAAGAAGTATACATAGCATACGGAAATAAAATTGGTATCCTTGATGAAACGATAGATACAGATGATGCGGTACAAATTCAAACATCAATTATCAGCGGCAACAGACTGGCAACACGTCAATTTGTGTTGATTATGAACTATAACTTTGTAACGCATAATCTTATTCCCGGTCATGGTACTATTGGCATATCAAATAAGAAGCCTAAGCCAATTAACTTTTCAAGCAAGGCAACAAAAACATACTATGCGAATGAAAAGCTATATGAAGCCAAAACATTAATGAATGTAAATGAATACACTAAGGCGTATAAAATTGGCGGCGGTGCAAATCGTAATGTACAATTTAAAATCAATGTTCAAAAGGGCGCTATTTCGTTACGCCAGTTAGATTATACGTATGAAGAGGTTTAAACATGGCATATAAAGAAAAATACCCTTTGGATATAACGCCACAGGGCGATACTGTACAAGACAGTATTAAGAAAAACCGCGATGAATTATTGAACGTTGCGCAGCAAATGGAACTAAAAGCCGGCGGCGGTGGTGGTACTGGCGGCGGTGGTGGTACTGGTGGCCTACGTAATAGAGTATTGAGTGGTAAAGTAAGCAATGGTGAATTTTCATTCTTAACCGGAGATAACCTAAGCGTAATGATTGACGGCAGCCAAACGCCTGTATTGTTATCATTCGCCGACGGTTTCAACGATTACGGCGCGGTTGATTATACCCAAACGATTAACCGTAAACAAAGCGCATGGAGCCTACCGGCTAACAATACATCGTGGCTATACGTTGAACGTTCAGCATCTGGCGGCCTAACCTATGGCAGTACAACACTTGAACCGATGCGCCAGCCAAATGCACCAGCAGCGGCAACGGATAAAATGTACTACAATACCACAAACGAAAAAATGTATGTGTATACTGGCACGTACTGGAAAGAAATATTGCGCGTAGTGGTAGCGATTGCCGTTACAGATGCAACACGTGTAAAGTCAATCAAGTATTATGATCCAAATGTAAACACCGCAACAGATACCGTAATTGGTACGCGTACGGTTGACGGTAAAGCATACGCATTAACAGATATTCTTAATCAAATGGCGGAAGCTATTAAAAAGATTGCTGGTGATGCTAGTTTCACCAATAACCCAAGCCGTACACTAAAAACAATCACGGATACAGTAAACGGATTTAGTAGTGCATATTATCGCAAAACTGATACAGTAGCCGAAGCAACGCACGCGGTTCGTGCAGATACGGCTACACATGCAACAACCGCCGATACTGCTACAAACGTTGCGACGTGTGTTAAAAAGGCCGGCGATACTATGACGGGTACATTAAAGGTTCCGGGCCTTACTAATGAACCGATTGATTTAGATTATCTTGCTAATAACAAGGCTGGTTATAGCGGCTTTACATTCGGTGAATTAAATAACTACCGTATATGGGGTACTGCATATTGGGGTATTGGAGCCATGTTCCCGTGGAATACAAGCCAAGACCGTATATTAGGTACTCAGCTTTATTTTGCCAACAGTAACGCTGCATTTATTCGTTTCGATACAAATACTAAGGGCATGAATGAATGGCAACGCATCGCAACGTTTGAAAATAACAACACGTTGACGTTCCCAAATGGCGCAAAGTTAAAGGTGGAATAATATGCCTAATCTAGTACTAGAATATAACGGCCAAATTTACCGGTTCGGATTAACTACAAATGCAGCAGTAACAAACGGCCAAAATATTAAGGTTCCATTTAATGGAAGCGAATTATACGCACGTATTGGAGACGATAACACGCCGTTAAAAGTTATTAAAAACGGGCGCACGTATTCTGTACAGTATAATCCGGCTGCATTTAATAATATTTATGTAGATAGGCCGGCTAGTGATCGTTCAGAATGGCGTAACACAGTATTTTTCCCAAGTGGAAATTATCGTATCACAATAGACGGAAGCACGCGAGATAGTCGAGAAATACGCATTAATGATAGCAGAAACCTTGAAATAGTAATGAATATTATCGGTCAAGGGTATGGCAATCAGCGTTTAAAACTGACTATTAGCGGGTATTATGAAAGGCAAATACCAGCCGGAAGCAATCGTAATAAATTCAGCATAGAACGAATAGGGGATTAATGATGCAACTTGAAAGCCTTGAAAGCATGATTAAAGACTATGAACGGCGCACGGGCGAACGTGTTAGTCTTGAAGGGTTTTATTTCGATGAAAATAATAACTACAAAGACAAATACAATTACTATTTCAAATGGTTCCCTAATGCTGGGTTCTTATTCTGGACTATCAACGAACATGACGGCCAACGGTATTTCACTATCTGGCAAACATACGGCGATATGAAAGTAATAGGCAAGTACATCGTGGAAGTTATGAAAATGAATGATCTTGATGTAATTGTAACGGCAACACATCGAAGCGTGCGCGGTTTCATTAAAAAGTGGAACATGGAACGCGTTCTATCTATGGACTATACCTATAATGGGTTTAATTACAAAGTACTGAAAACGGTGCGAAAACACCTTGAAGCGACTTTGTAGAAAGGAAAAGCATGTTTAAATTTGACTTGCAATTATTTGGCGGCGGCGGTAAAAAGTCGAAGGTAAGCAGCATTGATGCCAAACTACCTACGGCAACGGCCGACGAAAAGCAACTATTACAAGGCCAAATGGATTGGATTAATAACACCAATCGAAGCGCCAACACCTTGCAAGGAATGGGCGATGCGGCCTTGAATAACGTGATAACGCCAGAATACGGCAATATGTATAATTCGTATTTAGGCGCTAATCGTGGCAATCAAAATGCAATCGGCGCGTTACAAAATCAAGTTTCTACGGCTGGGGCCAAGAATTTGACTGATAACACGCGGTATGCAAATCAGTTAGCGGCCAGCGTTGATGCAATGAACAACGGCGCAAGCCAACTGGCTAACGAATATAACGGCGCTTTACTGCAAAACCAAAATGCAATGGCTAATATTACAAACGGCCAACTACCTACAGGCTATGCAGATGCTAGACGGCAAGCGTTAAACAATGATTTACAGGCAACTGTAGGCAATGCAGTTTCTGGCCTAGCAAGTCGCGGTATTGTGAATTCATCTATTACAGATAATGCATTAAATGATATTAGCAAGAACGCATCCAATACACTTGCGGCACAATATTCAAATGATTTAGGCCAAGCGGCTGCACTTAATACGCAAGCGCTTAATAATAATTTAAGCGGTATCGGTGCGAAAATGGGGTTATGGGGTAATACCTACAATAACAACCAAAACGGCATTATTAATCAAGCAAATCTAATGAACCAAGGTTATGCAAATCAGATGAATAACGCCGGCACCGCAGCGGGTTTAGTAGGTCAACGCGAAGGGTTAGCGCAAAACCCTATTAATACAGGCGCAACAACACAAAGCGCGGCAATTCAACCGGCCAAAGATTACTACTCTATGAGCCAGTTAAATAACGCGGATCAAGAAGATTTACTTAATAGATTTATGTCATTACGCTATGGACTAGCACAACCAGCACAAACAATGGTTAAGCAAGGTTCTGGCGGTTTCTTTGGAGGGCTTATGAAAGGTTTTTGTTTTGTAGCTGGTACTGAAATTGCAACACCAGAAGGCGGCAAGGTTATTGAAACGTTTGTAAATGGTGATACTGTTATTACGTTGGGTGCGGTTAATGATGTAATTGCATTGCATGATATGGGCGAAAAAGAAACACATCGCCTTGAAACTGTATCCTTTGGCGTAACAACAACAGGCACGGAAAAAGTATTGACTCCGGAAGGCTTGAAATTAGTTAGTGAATTGGTAGTTGGCGAAGTTATTATGACGGTTAACGCTTATGAACCGGTTACACTCAGCGAAGCAACTGGCAATACTGAACATGTATACGAATTGCAATGTACTGGCGATAATCTATTCTATGCTAACGGCATTATGGCGGAAGGCATCAATGAAGATGAATTGAAAGCTATTGCAGATGCAGCGGAAGAAACACCGGAAGAAAAGCCAGCTAAAAAAACAACTAAAAAATCCAGCAAGAAAGATGAACCAGTAGAGGAAGCAACCGAAGAAGTAGAGAAAGTAGAGGAATAACACAATGGGCGTTATCTACGTAAAAGATTTTGAACCATGGGCGGCGTTAGGCGAATTAGCTGGTCAATATTTCTCTCATCGTTTAGGGGCATTGCAGAATAACAAAATGGCTAAAGGCTATCAAGCAATGCTAGGCGGTGGCGGTGGTGGCGCTGGCGGGGAACAAGACCCGAACGCGCTACAAGTTATGGATAATAATAACCGCATGGCTGGAATGGGTATGCAACAACCTAATAGCGCCGGTCAAATTAACCAGTTATTATCTAATTCCAATAACACATTTGCTAATAACTTAATGCAAAAGAATAATATCGGATTATGGGGCGGTCAAAATCCAGCCGCACCAGCACAACCGATGCAAGCTAACACAGATGCACCGGCTAACCCTGTTACTGATCAACGCTTTAACGCTTATATGAATGAGCCAAGCCCTACATTACAAAAGCAGTTGCAAGCACAGGCACCACAAACACCAGCGGCGCCAGCGCAACCGCAACAAAACACGGGGTTATGGAATTTTCAAAATCTAAATAATACTGGTATTAATACAGGGGTACCGCAATCATACCAAGAAATGATGCAACAAAGACAAAACGCACCTTTTCATGGGGCGCCCAATTCGGCCGTAAATGGTAACGCCGATGCGGATAAAGCGCCGGGCCAATACTCTATACCAGATAAAGCAAGCGTAACAAGCGAAGCACGTAAACAACTAGGGGCTAATACGTTAGCCCTAGTTAAAGCCGGTTTTGATTTTAAGACCGCGCAAGGTTTAGCCAGCGAACAATACCAAACTGACGTTAATAATATGTACATACAACAAGTCAACGAATATCAAGAAAAAGTGCTTGAACCAATGCGCCAGCAAATCATGAATAGCCTTGTATTTACACAGGATAAAGACGGCAACCCGGTTGTAGATACCTATAACACAAAACGGGTTAAAGGGTTAGCGCCAGCCGTTGCAAGATACAATTATCTAGCCGGTAAAGTTGGCGCTGGTACTATTGATATGAATAACTTGAATTCTATTGCGGCACTTGATAAACCTGATTATAAATTTAGTAGTGCGCAAAACGGCCATATTGTACGTTACAACATGGGCGACGGTACTATTCAAGATATGGGCGGTTATGGCAAGGTTGAAACAAAACAATTTGCGAACGGTCAAGTTATTGTTATGACGCCAGACGGCCAAATGAAAAATATAGGTAATTTCGGGGCGAAAAATATCAAGGTTATGCCGGACGGTAAAACGTATATTGTTGGCACAGACGGCAGCATGAAGTATGTAGGTACTCACGTTAAACCGGCAACGGCTACACAGTCCGGCACTAGCGGATATAATGCGCAAGTATTACGTACGTTATCCGCTCAACATACCGCATGGGTGAAAGCTAACCCAGATAAAGCAGAAAACGAAAGCCCTTATTACGGGCAATTACAAAGTGCGTTAAGTGGTGCGCCTACTGCTGGCGGTGGTGGTGCTGCTGGAACGCCAACAGTTAAAAGGCAGCCGACTTATTCAAGCGAAGAACAAGCAGCAATTTCTAAACGCATGAATGAACTTTCAGCGCAAGGCTGGAGTGATGATCAGATTGCGGCGGAACTTGATGCGGCCGGATACGGTCAATATAAATCGTGGTTAAAGTCTTATTAAATATAAAGGGGTAGACTATGGGTGCGTTTGATGATATTACAAGCCAATACGGTAAGGCAGCTGGAAACGGTAACGCCTTTGAAGATATAACAACCGAATACGGTTATGACGTAGGCAACGCGCCCAAGCCTACGTTTTGGGATAGCGTTAAAAATAATGCCGAATATGTTGCTAATGGCGTTAAAAACAATATTGAATGGATTGATAAAACCGGCAAAGAAATTAACGACAATGTAGGTAATACCTTAATGGCGTGGAAAGATGATGTAGTAAAAAAATCAAATAATTTAGGTAATGAGTATTCTAAAAGTGCTGCTAATGCGATTGATGCTAATGGCGATAACTTTTCTAAATTTGATGATAATGGGGAGTTTATCGACGAATATTCTACGCCGGGGTTAGGTAAAGCGCACGTAGAAACATATAACGCCGCTGTTGGCAAGCCGGCCGGATATCTGGCAATTACGCCGTACGTTCCACCACCGGTGCGAATAGCTGCTGGCGTTCTTGCCGCGCCTACGATTGCAAGTGATACGGTTGATATGTATAACGCCAATGCAACCGCAGAAAACGAAGGAACGGCACCGGACGGATTTTTAGGGAATAAATATGTAGCTACGGCGAAAAATCTTATAGTAGACCCTGTGGCCGAGCCAGTAGAACGCTTAATTGACGACCCGGGGGAATTCGCTAAAAATATAGCCATGAACCCTACTAACTTATGGGGCGATGTATTTTTACCGGCTGCCATGATACACGGGGCAACACCTAAGAAGGTAAGCGGCGCAATCGGTGAACGTGTAGGACGTGCAGCGGAACACATCAAAGAAAAGGCATCTAACGCATTTGAAGATATTGGCGAACGTTTCACAAAAGATGCGCCAAAACTTGAAGAGGGCGTTATGTATAATGCCTTTGATGATGTACCAGTACCAGAAGAACCAATTAACACAGTAGAACCGCGCGAATACTCCGAAGGCGGTTTAAGCGGTCAACCTATGGAAGGTGAAACCGGTAACATTCAAGCGGATATATATAACCGATACCGCATGAATGGATTGAGCGACGTCGAAGCGGCTGGCATGACTGGTAATATCGGCGCCGAAAGTAGTTTTAGTACAACGGTTACAAGTGGCGACGGTTACGGTTCCCGTGGTTTGGTTCAATTTACTGGCGATAGATTGAACGGCGAAAAAGGTTTATTGAAATTTGCGGAAAGTCGCGGGTTAGATCCGTGGGACTGGAGGACGCAAGTAGATTTCAGCGTATGGGAATTGCATAATACTGAAAGCGCTGCACTTGAAGCAATGCGCGCACGCCCAGATGCAACACCGGAAGAAATGGCCGTTATCATACGAAAAAATTATGAAAGACCAGACCCAGCAGTTGCACATGATGATGTGCGGGCGCAAATTGCTAAAGAAACATTCGACGGCAACTATGGTAAATATGAAAATAGGCCACGTGATAATACATCGTTTAAAGATAATACGCTAGACCCTAATTATCGAAACTATGAACAACCATTCAAAGATGAGTTTATAGAAAACGAAAAATCTGTAAATGGTGAAGAACCACATACCGATTTAAACAGTTTTGTAGAAAATACCGATAAAAAACATGTTAAAAACGAAAATTTAGGTATAAACTATCAAGGCGAAGGCGAAACGCCCCGTACAAGCGAAATAAATGAATTTCAGCCGAAAGACCGCATAAATACTGACTTTGTAGAGGGTGAAAAACCTAGAGTTGAAGAAAAAGCACTTGAAAATGATGCAAATACTCAATTTAGGTATGAAGAAGATGCACCAAACGAAAGTTTACGAAATGCACTTGACGATTTACCGCAAAAAGCAAAAGAAACTATCATAAACGAATTAAAAAATGATGCATCTGAACCACGATATACCGAATTAGAAAATAAAGTAAATTCTAATACGGAAATATTGAAAGATTTAAACAAAGCCACAAAGCCAGATATTTCCAAAACGGAAATTGATGCGGTGAAGGTTCGATTATCTGAAAGCCTAGATGTACCAGTTGAACGATTGAACAACGAATACATGGAAACGGTTCGCCGTGATCGTGCTGCCGAACTAATTGCAGATACGCAAGAATTGAAGTTGATGCAAGCAGAACCGGCAGAAGGTGGCGTGAGCAAATACGCGCAGCAACCTAGCCAGCTATTAGACAATGCAACGCATGAGCAAGTACGCGATGCAGTTGTAAAAGCCTTTGACGGCAACGAAGCCATGGCGAATAGATACATGGAAAGTAAAGGCGTTAGACCTACGGAATCGCTACAATATAGCGTTAAAGGTAATGAAACGCCACATACTGGCATTGATGAAGTAGGGCGGTTAGGCCGAAGCGTAACACGTAAGGAAATTCTTGATGCGGTTAATAACCTATTTAATCAACGTGTTAAAAGTGGCCGATTGGGTCGTCCTAACGTCCGCGGCTGGTATAACACTAAAACCGATGTAATTCGTAGCGGTAATTATGGCGAAATTCCAGTTATCATGCACGAATTAGGGCATTATGTAGATAATTATTTCGGTTTCAGTAAAGATGCACGGTTTAATAACGAATTTAACGGCGTAATTCAAGACCGGTTCGGTAAAGCATACAATAAATTAGGTATGGACGGTATACGCGGCGAAGGTTACGCAGAATTTTTCAAAGATTATGTAAGTGATCGCGCGAAAGCCAAACGCGAATTTCCGGAATTCTATAATCACTTTACGGAAGCAATTAAGAATGAACCAGAATTGAACGGTATAACTAATAAATTATCGCAACTGGTTCATGAATGGCACCGTCAAGGCGGGGCGGAACGTATCAAAGGTAGTATTTCGTTTGAAAGTAAAGGTAAAGTAAGCCAAGCTATTGATGCGGTTAAACGTGGCGAAGCTAAAGACGTAATTAAAAAAGCATTAAATGATGTATACACAAAAGCCGTTGATGAATTAAACCCGTTGAAGGATTTAGTTGAAGAAGTTGAACGCCAAACAGGCGAAAAAATTGCCTTTGACGATAACCCTTATATGCAAGCGTGGTTAGCACGTGGCTGGGTTGGTAAAGCTGAAACACTTATTGAACACGGTGCACCGGAACATGGCATCAAATCGTTAAAAGATATTTTAAAAGGCATAGGCGAAAAGGAACATAAGGAATTCTCCGCATATCTTGTAGCCTTGCACGATTTAGACCTACACAAAAACAAACAAAAAGCAACGTTTGATTATACCGAAGATGCTGCCGTATTAGGTAAGCACGCCGGAAATGAACGCTTTCAAAAGGCAGCAGTTGCAATATATAAATATCAAGATTACATGTTGCAAATGTTAGTTAAAGAAGGCATGTTGACGGCTAAAGCATATCATACAATGCGTAAAATGTATCCGCATTACATTCCATTTTTCCGCGACATGTCAGATGCTGGCATGCAATCGTTCTTATCTGGCGGCAAGGGTTTTGTTGATGTATCTAGTCCGGTAAAACGTTTTAAAGGTAGCACGCGCGATATTATAGATCCGTTGGAAAGTATCGTAAAGAATACGTTCCAATTCTATAACGCGGTAGAACGAAATCACGTTGGGCGTACATTTGCCAAACTTGCCGATAAAAACGGCGTAGGGCAAATAGTGGAACGTGTAAACGGTAACAAAGCGGCAACAGATAATACCTTTAACGTTTGGGAAAACGGCGAAAAAGTAACGTATGAAACAACGCCGGAACTTATTCAAACGATGCGCATGTTAGATAAAGACCAATCAAACATGGTTGCAAAAATCTTGTCATATCCGGCCAACTGGTTACGCGCTGGTGCTACATTATCACCAGAATTTATCTTGCGGAACCCTGTACGCGATATGATAGGCGCATCTATTTATTCCAAACATGGGTTTATTCCTGTAGTCGATACTTTTAAAGGTCTATCACTATTCCTTAAAAAAGGTGAATTATACTGGGAATATATGAAATCCGGCGCAGCACATGCGGCAATGGTTTCGTTAGACCGCGACTATTTAGGCGGCCAATTACGCGATATTATGAGCCGTGAAAGTAAGGTTACTAAACTAATTAAAAACCCTATTGAAGTGTTACGTGCTATGAGTGAAGCAACAGAAATGGCAACACGATTGGCGGAATTTGATAATGCGCGAAAGGGTTATACTGGGGTTGGTAATCGCCTATTCGGTAAAGATAGAAAGCCTTTAACTGCAAGAGAAGCAGCGCTTGAAAGCCGTGATATAACGCTAGATTTCAGCCGTAGGGGTTCGCATGTTAAAAAGGCAAATCAAGTAATAGCCTTTTTTAATGCTACAATTCAAGGCGCCGACAAAATGGCGCGTGCTTTTAAAGAAGATCCGCGCGGTATGACGGTTAAAACAATGTTATATATTACGTTACCAAGTGTTTTGCTATGGTACATGAATAAAGATGATGAACGTTACCAAGAGTTACCGCAATGGGAAAAGGATACATTCTGGATTATTCCGGGCAAAGAAAATATGTATCGTATTCCTAAGCCTTTTGAAGCCGGCGTGTTATTCGGTACATCGTTTGAACGTATGTTACAGTATTTTGACGACGCCAAAAACAACCGTAAAGGCGTAGGCTTTAAAGGGTTCGGTGATAGGGTAATTGATAGCCTTGCACCTAGTTTTATGCCTACGGCTATGATACCGGTTGTTGAAGCTATGACGAATTACTCTTTATTCAGACAACGGAATATTATTCCACAATCTCAAGAAAACTTACCGGCACACCTACAATATGGCGCAAATACAAGCGAAGTTGCAAAATTCGTAGGCGATAAAATCAACGTTTCACCGTATATTGTAGATAATACAATAAGAGGGTACGGCGGCGGCCTTGCTGGGTTGGGTTTAAGCGCTATTGATGCGGCATCTGGTGCAAAAGAAAACAATGCATCTAAAAAATGGTACGAAGCGCCGGGGTTAAGAGGGTTCACGGCGGCACCTTATCAATCGTCTAATAGCGTACAACGTGTATATGATGATTATAAGGAACAAGAAAAATTGCATAATGAATTTAAACTAACAGGGCAGCGGCCAGACGGATACGATGCCAAAGAATTCGCAAAACTCAAAAATGCAAGTGATAGCCTAAAAGGTTTAAACAAAGCATCTAAAGCAATCATTAATAATGAACGCATGAGTGGCGAACAAAAGAGGGAACAATTAGACAAAATCAATATGAGAAAAGCCAATATAGCGCGCAGCGTTTATGGTTTAGGTAAGGTTAAATAAGGGGCGCATAATGGAATTTATTTTGAAGTTTTTTGTTGAGGGTTGGAACTCTTTAACAGATAGTTTTGTACTAAAAGCAATATTAAGCGGTGCAGCGGCCGTTGCTATATGGGTAATTGGAATTAAACACGTCCAGATTTTGGGCGTGTTTATTTTATTGGTATTCATCGACCTTTTCACTAAATGGGCCGCTATTGCATATCAAATGCTAATTGATGAATACGGATACGATAAAGACCAAATGGCCGTATGGGAAAAGTACCGCGCAATACCGCTTGCGTTTGAAAAGGGCCTAATTTCCAGCCGATACATGCGAAAAGGGTTTGTGTTTAAAATCCTAACATATGTAGCAGCTACAATGGCGGCCGTATTATTCGATGAAATGAGCGGGCAAAAACAATTTGCGGTATCGTTGGTTTGGTTATATTTGGGTTCCTGTGAATTCCTATCTATTATGGAAAACCTACGCGACGGCGGGAACGTGATGCTAGGTAAATTCCTTGATTTAATCCGAACAAAAATTGAAAACAAGGTGAAATTATAAGGGGGTACCATGAGAGGTATTGATGTAAGCGAAAATAACGGTGTAGTTGATTGGGGCGCGGTCAAGGCTAATGGGTTTGATTTCGCGATTATTCGCATCGGTTATGGCCGTGGTAATTTAGATAGTGAATTCTATAACAATATTAACGGCGCTATTAATGCCGGTTTAGCGGTTGGCGTATACCATTATTCCTATGCTATGAATGAAGAACACGCAGCAGAAGAAGCGGAATTCATTTTGAATACACTTAATGATGCCGGCTTAACTGTGGATAAGTTACCAATGGGCGTATGGTTCGACATGGAAGATGCTGACGACTACAAGGCAGAACGCGGCATGCCAACAGACCAGCAACTAACTAATATATGCAGCGTGTTCATTAATAAGCTATGGCAAGCTGGGTACGTTAATACAGGCCTATATGCTAGTTATGACTGGTTAGTAAATGTACTAGATGTTAGCCAGTTGGGCGGTTGCGCTATTTGGTGCGCACAATTAAATAGTCAATGCGATTATGAAGGCGCTAATTTGTGGCAATATACATTTACTGAAAACATTGAAGGTAAGGAATTTGATGCGGATTTAGTATTGAATTGGCCTATCTAACGGGGGTATTGTATGGATACTATCAAGCAATTCATAAAGGCGTATTTGCCAGTTATCACAGTAGCATTACTTATGCTGCTGGTGGTAGTTGCTGGCTTATTCGCCTATAACGTAATGCATACCAAGAAATTGCAAGAACCGGTTATTATCAATCAGACCGTGGCGAAGAACCCTGTTAAATTAGGGGAAGCGCTTAACGTATCGCCAAATGTAGCGAAGGAAGTTATTGCATATAAGGAAACGGCACAACCAGTAGTTACCTATTACACGCAAGCGCCAACGCTACATGATGCGGCAGTAGTTACGAAAAACGCTATTAAAGAAAAATCGCCTACTATTCCAAAGGAAGCCACGGCAAAAAGCGATCGAACGGCCGTAGTAGAAAATACCGATGAACAAAAGATTGATGTATATAAGATTAATCTTAACAAAGTGCATCGTGTAATGGGTGGCGTTACAGTACTGGAAACGGGTAAGGTATACGAAACGGTAGGTTATCAAGCTGGCGACTTTCAAGGCCTAGCGCATTTTGACGGTAAGCATTTCAAAGGGGCCAGCGCGCTATATACATTTGCGAAATGGTAGGTGATCCAATTATCTCCGAGTTGCACGGATTGCAACAGTAAACTATTAGTTGACAGTTGGAAAGGAAATATTATGAAAACATTTACATTTGAAGACAAAACTCATATGTTCGCGGAAGAAGTAAACCCAAAGAAAGACGGTTTATATACCGCAACACTCACAGACCATAACTACGTACGTTGTAAAATGTGGTTTGTAAACGACGAATTGAAACGCCTTGTTGAATTAGACTAATAATAAAAGGGGTACCATGAGCGGTACCCCTCTTTTTTATTTGACGGCAAAAATACGGCAAAAATTTCATACAAAACTATATGATTTTGTGGAATGAATTTTATAATTTACGTTATGGCCAATCAGTTAAAAACTACAATATGCTATTTCATGGATAAAAATTATCATATATGTTATAATAAATGAGTTAGAACTATTTATTTAAATAATCATGAATACTATATGGTGCAGTATGGATAATACATTAACTAAGCTGCTTTCACAGAACCCATCCTTTGTGGATGGGCTAAACGCATTTCAGCGGAAAGGAAAGTCAGTCATATATGGTCTAAGTGGATCTCAAAAGAGTTTCCTCTTAAACCAAGCTTTTGCTACAGGTCTTACAAAGCCCGTAGTTATCGTAGTCCATGATAAGGACCATAAAGAGATGTGGGAACGAGATTTAGCCTTTTTCTGGCCTAATATCCCAGTCCTATCATTTCCTATAACTGACAATGTGGAGTTTACAACGACTGCTCGTAGCCTTGAAGATCAAGGTGCACAAATGCGTGCTTTAGCATTGCTAGCATGGCAAGAACCTGCCGTAGTTATAGCGAATGCAGAAGAGGTTACACAATATGTAGTATCTCCACAATATTTAAAAAACAGCTTGTTACAATTGGATATGAACGTGTAG